CATCTTGCTTGAGCCAGGGAAACGCTGAATGTTTTGCAGAGACGACATAAAGAAGCCCCACAAGTTGTTATCCAACAAAATCAAATCGACTACATCAGAGCCGCGACTTGTCTTTGCATACAGACGGTTGAAACCGGTCTGAATGTTGGAGCTGGATGCAGATGCGCCCAGATCGCCAGAGAAGTCGAAAGTCTGGTTTTGCCAGAATGACCAAGTTGCACGGTCAATGCCGCCAACCACACCAGTGGATGGAGACGCAACCACCATAGCTTGCAAACCAGTGATTTGCTTGCCGTTGTTGGCTGTACCGTCAGAATAGATACCAGTAGAGATCAAGTTCTCAATGGATGCCTCGGCAACGTCCAAACGTGCGTCAAACAAATCAATGATCTGTTCTTCGCCGCTGTTTTGGAGCATTTCCAAACCATTGATAGTGACTGCTACGGCTGCCTGTTTAATCGGGAACTGAGCCGCACTGATCACGTCCGCAGGGGAAATGTTCAATACTTCAGCGCCTGAGTAGTACATGGCTGTTGAGTTTGCTTGGAATGACAATTCTTGCAGAATGGTCGAACCACCGGTAAAAGGCTTGTAACGGCCTTTCTCGCGCAGGCGAGTCAGCAACGCATTGTTTTTGGTCACGTTATCGGCAACGATGCCGGAGCGTGATTCAATGGTAGTTGCTAAAACGTCTGAGTAATTACTATTGGCGTATGCCATGATTTACTCCTTGTTTAAAAATTTGCCGACCGTAACGCATTTGCGATAACAGCTCGGCGGTCTGATTGACTTACTGGGCCAGAGACTGCGCCGCCTGGTGCGCCCCTTACCTGTACAGCCGCTTGTCTTGCTTTTTGAACCTGATTCTGTGCGGCGTAGCTTTGTTGCTGTTGAGCAAATAAACTTTGTGCCAATTGTGGATCAAGTCTTACAGCGGTGTCATATGCCACTTGCAATTTCTCGCGTTCTGACATATGACTGATGTCCCCTAGAACTTGCGGCGCTTGGAGAAGCGACAACATACGGTCTTGGACTGCCTCAAAGTGTGCGTTTGCGGGGTCGCTCGCAAACTGCTGGATTACAGAGAGTGCTCTGTTTTCATTCTGTTTCTGTGCCTCGTACTGGCTCTGCGTGATGTGTTGCGTGAGCTGCTGTACTTGTTGCGCCAGTTGATTGTAGTGAGAATCTTGCTGTGGTGGGGCTTCGCCGCCAAAATAAGCAGCCACTTGATCCAATGGGATTTGGAACTGCTGAATCATCTGCGCGACCGCTTGCGACTTTTGCTGTGGTGTGCCTGTTCTCAGCAATGCCGCAGTCTGAAGCAATGGGCCGATCGCTTGCGCCGGTGTGCTGTTCTCGTTTCGCAAAATCCATTCATACGGCGCAAATTGCTCAGTGATTGCCCGAGCCTCTGCGTCCCGCTGTTTGTATGAGGTGATGCCCTTTTCGTAATCGGCATCCCGCTGAGCAAAGGCTTGCTGTAACTCAGGCGGTGCTTTTTCCCAATGTTCCTTTAGCTCAAGGCGCAGGCTTTTGGGCATCTCAGCTCTAGGCTTGTCTGCCATCTGAGGCGCTTGGGTTTGGTCAGTCGGGAACTTAGGGGCAAACTTGCCACCCTCTCGGGGCTGGCTTGCGGCGTGTTTGCCACGGTTTGTCGGTGTTTTGGTCAGTGCCTCACGAATCGTGTCGGCTCTGCTTTGCGGCTCGGCTGGCGCTGATTGAGGCGCTTCGACCGCTGGGGTTTCGGGTGCTGGTGTATCTACTGTGTCGGGTGCGACAACTTCGTTTTCCATCACTTCATCCTTTTCATTTGTTCCAAAGTCATTTTGATCATCTCCTTGCGCTCAGGCATGGGACGGTTGTGTAAACGGTTTGCCATCTCTACGTTTAGGTTAGACATCTTAACAGGTGCAATCGGTGCGCCTGGTCGGTCAAACTCTTGTACGGTCTGCAATTGACCGCGCAGCCTGTCTCGGTGCGCTTCTTTCTTCTTGTTCCACTCGGCTTGGGCATATTTAATGTCCGAATGCCCCATCTCGATTGAATCGGTGCGCTTGAGGTGGTCACGCCACTGCTTTCTGCCCTCAATCATTACGCCATCAGGTGACATGAATGGGGCAATGTCGCCCATCACTGCGGTGTATTCACCAGATCGACCCTTAGATTTTTCGTAAGGCTCGCTACCGTCAGATGGAAATACCCATGTTGTTCTCACATCATCTCCAAGATCATTGCAATATCTTCTTCATCACGTTTGAGCTTAACACGCACTTCAAGGTCTTTGACCCTTTGCATGAGCAAATCATAATCAATTTGTTTTCTGACCGCAACTTCTATTGTTTGCTCAGGCGATGAAGTAATTTCTTCTCTTACTTCGGGCGGCAGACCAAACAGCGCTTCTTGCAACTTGAGTTTGCGCTGACCTTCTAGCTTTCGGTCTTTAGCCCATTGTGCATCGCGCTTTTTTTCGTCAAAGCCAAAGTGACCACCAAGCAAAATGTCCTCTACTGGCGTGGGTGCAACTCCAACGCCAATTGTGGCAAATGGCAGCTCCGCAAACGATGCGTAACCAAACATTTACGCCCCCCAAGTGGCAGATGGTGCGGCTGTCACCCATAAACTTGTTGCCGAGCTGTAAACCAATATATCGCCATTGTTTGGGTTTTGTGCCGACACATCGTGCAGCTCATCCATCTCGTAACCGTTTTGGATTCTGACCTCAATTGAGCCTTGATTAACATGGCTGCGGGTTACAACGCCCACATAAACCAAATGATTAGGCGCATATTGTTTGGTGGATGTGTATTCGCCAGCTACTGAAGAACTTAAATAAAGCTGTGTGCCAGCGGCATATGCAAAAGTATCCAGCCCCGCAATATCGCCAGCCAAAATTGCATAACCGTTATTGTTTGTTGAAATATCAGCCAAAACCAAACCAAGCGTTTGAGCAGAAGTGGAGTCGCCTGTTGCAAGGGCTTTGGTGACGGTAGGCTTGTTACCGGAAGCGCCATTGATGTAGACAACCGTTCCCTTGGTTAAAGTTTCGCCAGTTTCATTGCGAACCTCAGTAATCAATCTTGGTGAAGAATAAACCTTTGCCTCAATTTCAGAACCAGTTTGGTTAATTGTGACGCTACCATCATCCGACACAATAGAGGTTATTGTGTGTTCAGCAGGCAATGTGACAAATACATCCTTTGTGCCAGCCGCAAGATCAAGTTTTGAGCCTGTGGATGATGAAATTACGGTCGTTCTAGCTAGTGTCCCGCTAGAGTAAGTACCGATTCCCACTTCCCATTGAGCGCCGCCCGAAATGGTGTAGTAGGTCGTATTACCGTTACCAATGACCGCAAAAGACTGAAACCCTACAACCGAGCCATTTAGCGTAATCGTTCCAGTACCTGTTGAGGTGGTGGTTTGTCTTACCCGATCAGCAAGGGCTAGGCTCATGTGGTCTCCACGCCTATGACAAGACCGTCAGCACCCCTGATGACTTTCTTGGGTGCGGTGAGCCTTTGCATAGCAGCGCCAATGTTCTGCATTGATTCACCATGCAAGTTTGCCATGTTGTCGTGCAAGGCGGTTATTTTGTCCATTGCTTGGACAATTGTGCCGCCCAACTCATTGGTTATTTGTGCAGCCGCTGCTTCAACCACTGGTAGGTCGACACCAGGGTTGCTACCAATCCTTGCCACCATGATCTTAGTCGCTGCGTCAAGTTCTGCTTTCCATCGTTCATATTCTTCCCTTCCAGCCATCTCTCTGGCTTTGATTTGAAGCTCATTATTCTGCTTAATTGTTTCAAAATCGGCCTTCATCTGAGCCAATTGCATCTCAGCCTCGACCTTTGCTTGGTGCATCTGCATCTCAAGCTGTGCCTTGCCTTGCTCAATCTGTGCCTGCGCTTGCATTTTCATTTGCTCAGACTGGGCTTGTGCTTGCATCCGCATCTGCTCTGCTTGCTGTTCAGCTTGCATCTGAAGCATCTCGGGCGGCGGGCCGGGCTGTTGCTGTGTCGCAGCATCTGCCTTGTCTTGCAGTGCTTTCATCGCCCTTTCAACCGCGCTCTCCAATCCACGACCGGCTCTAAACCGGCGTACAAGGAATAACAGCATTTCTGAGGCCATAGGCAAGGTCTCGGGCGCTTGGGTAATCATGGGAATTGCCTCACGCAGGAACATACCAATAGCTTGGATGGCCTCTTGTGCGCCTTGCTTTTCTGCCTGCTCGTCAATCTGCGCCAAGCTGTCAGCCTCAACTGCAATGTGGAAATCGCGGATGGTGCTGTTCGATAGCATCTCCAATGCCGCTTGCAACATTTGCGGGTCTTGACCGTCTGGTGTATTCATTACGCCAGACATCTGCACAATCAGCTCAGGCGGGTAAAACTTACAAATAACTTGCGCTTTGAGCTTAAAGATGTCAGTGGCAAACCGAGCCACATCGCCTTGGCTGCTCTTTAACCGCAAGCTACCAAAGTTGGCTTTGAGTTGTTGAGCACCAAGAGTTTCTTGGGCTTTGGACGATCCACGCAAGATGTCCGATATGCCCATGATCTCGTAGATCGATTGCTTGACCTGTTCTCTGGCCGCATACAGCTCCCGCAAGGTCACAATGATCTGCGAGGTGTCCATCATGTCGATAGCGCCCTTTAAGCCGCCCTTTTCCGACATTGCCGCCCATCCAGTGACAGGGAATAGCTTGTTGTCCACGCCCTCGCTAAACATCCGCGCCAGCTCTTTAAACTCAGCATTGAACACGCCAACCGCTTTACAAGCCTTTGTCAGCAAATAAATGCGTTGCGTTAAGTTGTCCAGCTCTTGCGCCTGATCCTCGTACTCGCAGTAATCAGGTACAGGAATCATTGTGCCGGTGGTGGTGGTTGCCATCAGCGGCTTGGGGCATGGGAAGAACTCATCAAGCTCTAGCGGGTCATCACGCTCATCTAATGCCTGTGGATAACCCTTGGCAATCCAGCAAACCTTAGCGGTGCGCTTGTTCCAAATCTCATAGACCATCGCCTTTTTGTCGTAGGTCATCTTGGCGGTCAATGGATTCTTGCCGTCCATGTCGGTGTTTGAGCTGGTCAGGCTGACGTTGTTGAATACGTCACCAAAGCGCTCTACACCCTCCTCCTTGGTCATGTAGACAGCGCGAGCCACCCACCAGACCTCATCCCATGTGCGGGCGGGTGAATGCAAGAAGTCTGACCAGTAGACGTAATCAATGGGGCTGTGGGCTGCGTCAATGCGCTCTGTCGGGTCTTCAATCGTGTTGTAGACCTGCGCCTCATCCTGATCCATCTCGCCCTCAACCTCGGGGCGGTCATTGACAATCACAGGCTCGTACCGAATCCATGCTGTACCGCGACCGGGCAACAATCTGTCCTGCACCGCACCAGAC